GGCACCACGGTCGGGTGAATAAAAAGCGCCCGGGTACCGGCAGAGGCAGGCGACGGGGGGAGCGAGCCACCGGTGACCTGGGCGAAGGGGAACGCGGTATTGGCGGGGCGTGGATCAGCCCCGGCCTGGATGTCAGCGGCAGTGACGCGGCGATAGGTGCCGTCGGTGTAGTGCAAAAGGTTGTAGGTCAACGCCGGGTAGACGTTGAAGACGCGCTTGGCGGGACGCGCAGCGGGCACGGGCTCGAGCGATGCGCATTCAGGAGTGAACGCGAGATCGCGAGAGCCGTTGCCCTGGCTGGGGTCATTCCAGCTGCGCTGGTCGATCAGCACGCGAGCCAGCGGACGCTGAAAGGCGATGTCGGCCAGAACACGCTGATAGAAGGTGCTGGCGCAGGGCGAGTTGACGATAGCCCGAGCGCGAGACCTCAGTTGGCGGTAAGCCAGACGTAGAGCAAGCCGAGACACAAGACGTAGGGCAGCGGATCGATCAGCGACGGGGACATAGCCGCGAGCCTCGCGAAGACGAGTAGGGCGCCAGAACGCGCGATGGAAGTCGACGGCGTGGGCTGCCGTGGGGGCGGTGTGCTTACGGATGACACCCGCGAACTCGCCGTCGAGGTAAAAGGCCGTGCCCTGGGCAGGGTCGTCGGCGGCGAGGTGGGCGAACGTGACCTGGATCATGACCAGTTATCCGCCTGGAGGCATTCGGCGTTGAGCAGCGCCACATTGACCATGCGACGGCGGCCGATCTTGAACAGCGGCAGATTGCCCAATTGGAGCTGGCCCTTGATGGCGTCATAGGAAAGGCCAGAAAGCTCGGAGAATCGCTCGATGGTCATGACGGGCACGGTGGCCGGGACCTGGGGGGCGTCGTTCTTTTCCATGGGGGTATCAGCTCGTTTTGGCTCGCTGTGGTATGTTCGAAGCGCTGCCATTCATCGCGAATCAGGAGAGGCTGATAAGCGACCGCATGGCTCCCGATAAGTCGGGATATCACCTAAAGTCAGGGTACCGGGAAGTCGGGATATGTCAAGCCGTCTAACAGAGAAAATCCGCGAAATCAGAGAAGCGGAAACGTCAGGGAGAGGAGAGTTCTCGCAACTGATTGGAATTCCTAAGAAAACCCTTGAGAACATTGAGCTAACGGGGAGAGCCCCCAAAGGCGAAATGCTGGAAGCCATATGCAGGCAGTGGCCGAAGTACACGCTGTGGCTGATGACTGATCAGGTGGATGAAGCAGCAGGGCAGATAAGCCCAGAGATAGAGAGAGCGCGCCAGACGCTCAAGAAGACGGGCACGGATACCGAGTCGCGAGACGGGTAGCGGCGCGCTGGTACCGGGGAACAGGGAATCAGTGATGGGCGGGCGGAAGGAGAGAGCGCGTTGGATCCTTAGAGGTTGATAAGTTGTAATGGTTTTAGTTGTTTGGTAACCGGGTGAAGGCAGGGAATCGGGGGTGCGCTTTGAAACATGTGGAAGTTAATGCGAAAGGTATTAAGAACAGGCTCAAAGCAGTCAAGCCTTTTAATGCTATTGCTGAATATATATGGAATGGGTTTGATGCGGGCGCAAATACTGTTTGTGTTGATTTCGATGTCAATGATCTCGGAGGGCTAAGTTCTTTATCTATCACTGACAATGGGAGCGGTATAGATTTTAAAGAGCTTGATAACAAATTCATTCCAGTTTTGTCTTCAGAAAAAAGAGATTTAAATGATGGTGGTGTTGTTTATTCGTTGACACATGGTAAAAACGGTTTGGGCCGCTTAACTTTTCATAAGTTCTGTGAGTCGGCGACATGGGACACAATATACAGGGAAGGTGGGCAGGCTTATTGGTATTATGTAAGCATACATTCGAGCAGTGTGGCGAACTATAATAACGGTCAGCCTCAGCCAACAAGCAAAGAAACGGGTACGGTAGTATCATTTAAAAACATTGTAGGGGTGAGTGAATACTCTTTCAGCGGAGAGATTACGGATTATTTGAGGAAAGAGTTTGCATGGTTTTTGATGCTCAATGAGCAGCGTGGTTTTTGTATTCAAATAAACGGGGAGCCATTAAGCTACGAATGCCTAGTAAAAGGCAAAGAAGAGTTTTTGGTGAATGCCGGAGATTATGCCTTTAAGGCAACTTATGTCAGATGGAAGAAAAAGCTAAATCGAACGTCCTCAAGGCACTATTTCCTTGGCTCAGATGGTGTTCTTAAGTACTCAATAACTACTCGGCTGAACTATAAGGGTGATGGTTTTTATCACAGTATCATTGTCGCCGATAAATATTTTGATGGCTTTGTAGCTACCGGAGATAGCTCTACTGATGATCTTATCGATTCGGAAAACCCAGGGGCAGACACATTCCGAGATTTAGTTGCAAAGCTGAACCATTTCTTAGCGGACAAAAGAAAACCTTTTATGGTCGAGTCCGCTAATGCTCTGGTTGAGTCTTATGAAAAGGAGGGTATTTTCCCCAGGCACAATGATAAAAATGCTTGGGAAATTGTCAGATATGAAGACTTGAAGAAAACTGTCAAAGAGCTTTATATAGTCGAGCCAAGAGTTTTCCACAAGTTAAGTAAGGTTCAAAAGAAAACGTTCGTGGGAATGCTTTCTATTATGCTGGACAATGGAGAGGTTGAGGACTTTTTTGCTATATTGCAAGGTGTTGTTGATCTCAGCTCAGAAGAGCGAGAAGTTTTTGCGAAACAATTGAAGTCTACAAAAATGTCATCGGTTGTGAGTACTATCCAGCTCATAAGCGACCGTTTCCGTTCAGTTGAAGAATTTAAGAAGCTGGTTTTTGATCCAAGCATGTATGCAGGTGAAGTGCCGCATATACAAAAAATGATGGAGCGTAATTACTGGCTTATCGGTGAGCAGTACCGACTTTTAACGGCAGCCGAGCCAGATTTTGAAGAGGCGTTGAGGCGCTATGTGCATTTGCTCCGTGGAGAGGACAGAAAAACAATGCTTGATGAGTCCTACAGGCATAAGGAGATGGATCTTTTCTTGGTAAGGCAAGGTAAAAATAGAAGTAAAATAGAAAATGTTGTATTAGAGTTGAAGCATCCGGTGAACGTGAGGTTGGGAAAAAAAGAAGTTGATCAGCTGTATGATTACTTTCAGGCCGTTAAAAAAACGCCTGAGTTTAACGCAGGAAATGTGGATTGGAAGTTTTATCTCATAGGGAATAAATTTGACGATAGTGGGTATATTAAGGATCTTCAAAATGCACTTCGTTCACATGGGGAGCCAGGCCTGATATTCGTCGGTGACTATAAGGCATATGCATTCACATGGAGTGAGATATTTAATGATTTTGAGCTGAAACATAATTTCTTGAATGAGAAATTAAACTTGGAGCTCAAGCACTTGTCAGAAGGCGAACATATGAGTGCTGATGATATTGTAAATGCTAAGAGGTCTTCTGATTGTGGTGAAGAATATTCCATTGCGAATGGATAGCCTCGCGGCAGGTGTGACCACATTGTGTCCACCGCCACTGTCCAGAACGAGCTGTAGCCAGCCCATTGGCATCGCTAAGCGCTTGAGTTCGAGGGAAACCAGCCAGAACAAGCCGGAATCCCTCGCGTTCAAAATCCGCCGCTGGAAACAGTGTGTCGGTTCGAGTCCGACCGCCGGCACCATGCAAATCAAGCACTTATAGCGTTTTTGCCTCCGCTTGATTCCTGCTTTTTTCTCGATGTGTCAACGCAGTGTCAACCGATTTTCGGGGCGTATTTGTGTAGCGTCGCTCCGGATTTGGCACCTGCTTGCGATTTGTTTGGCCTCGCCAACCGTGTTGCCCTTACCAAGTAATTAGCGGCTTATTTGGCATTAGATGTTGGGCTTCACTGTCCTAGATCGAGATACCGGCTTTGCCCTCTCAAACTGAGCCTTGTACCCACAAGTCTGACAGTAATGAATGATCTGACCGGTGGTCATCACTGAGAGCTTCCCGTCCTCTTTGCACCTAGGGCATATCGCATGATCAGGCTCTTCCTGACGAGCCAGCTCTGGAATCAACCTCAGGACGTAGCCTCCGAGGGGTGTAGCTTCCAAACGGTAACGATCAAAACGCGCGGCCTGGGACAGCTCCTCCTGTAGCTCTCGATTGCGATTCATCAACTCCATATGCTGTTGCTGGAGTTCGAGTAGGGCTGCTTGGGCAGTGCCCAGCTTGTCGTACACGTCGCTTACGGCTGCGTCGAGCTTCGCCTTGTCAGTGATGTCCTTCGCCGCTCCAGCTACCCGCCAGGCAGCTGTAATGGCTGATATAGCTTCACCAATACCCGTCAATCTCTTTTCCTCCGTGCCGCTGTTTAGGGGACCCAGTCACGCTACAAACTGTAATGACTCATATCGCTATCTTTCGATGAACCGACGACCCGCAGCCATTGCTTGCTCCAACGAGACGGCGTCTTGCTGGAAAGTGCGTTCGACCTGAGGTCCTTTGATCTCACCTCGAGCGGCCATACTCAAAATGCCACCAGGGCTCACATCCAGAGCAACGCCTTCCAATAGGTGGTAGAAAAGCACGACGTCGGTGGCGTCATCAGAAGCTAGCAGGCCGATCTTGCTCGAGTTGGATTTAAAGACGAAAAACAGATCGGGAGGCATCCGCACCTCAAGGCCAGGGCCATCCGGCGTTGGGCCTGTTCGCAGGTCATCGAGATACCCTCGGCTTTCCATGATTTCGATGTAAGTAGTGATGTCCGCAACCAGTGCCGCCCGAAAGGCGAGAGCCTCTCTTCGCCTTCTGCCCCTGTCAGCGTAGATCGGAGCAACCACCGCGCCCGCAAAGGTCAGCGACCCAGTGATAAGCGACGCGAGAACTGCAGCCCATGCAGCGCTAACGCCGCCCACTGACGCTCTGATTTCGCCTAGTTGAGACATCAGTGTCGCGAACTGAGACTGGTCCATGATTCCTCCTATTCAGAATAACCCCGCCGGCTCGGCCTCAACGTCCCAACTGAAGATGAGCACCTCGCGGGCCTCCTGGCCCTTGCCGCCGCCCACCGTGTACCTGATGTCGGTAGCCTCGATGTGGTAGCTCGCGAACACGCGGCGGATGTCGGGATGGTCATTCAGTGAGATGATCGCCTTGCCTTTGAGCTTACCGAGGATGTCGGCCATCTGCTCGTACTCTTCGATGCCGAACGGCACCCCGTAGCCCTCAGTCTGCCAGTAAGGCGGGTCGAGGTAGAACAGCGTGTGGGCGCGATCGTATCGGGCGATGCACTCCTGCCACGGCAGTCGCTCGATGTAGGTGCTGGCCAGGCGGAGATGGGCGGCTGAGAGCGATTCTTCCAGTCGTAGCAGGTTGAGGCCGGGTGGCGTGGTGGTGGCCGTGCCGAACGTCTGACCCTCGATCCTGGCGCCGAAGGCGTTCTGCTGGAGGTAGTAGAAGCGCGCGGCGCGCTGGATGTCGGTGAGCGTCTCGACACGGGTCATCTTGAGCCACTCGAATACCTGGCGTGAGCTGAGCGCCCACTTGAACTGCCTGACGAACTCCTCGAGATGGTTCTGGACGACCCGGTAGAGGTTTACCAGATCGCCGTTGATATCGTTGAGCACTTCGACCTGCGCGGGTTGCCCGCGCAGGAAGTAGAGGGCCGCGCCACCGGCGAAGGGTTCGACGTAGCATTCATGGGGCGGCATCAGGGGGAAGATGCGATCTGCGAGCCTGCGCTTGCCGCCCATCCACGGGATTATCGGTTGAGCCACGAGGGGTCTCCTGGGGTCTGGAGCTCGTGGCTCTCTGAGTGATGTTGAATCGCCCACAGCGTGGGCATTTGATCTCGATGGTGTCGAACTCGCTGGCTTTTGCCAGCATCTTGCTGCAGGCGCAGCAGCGGATCTCTATCAATGCCATGAACAAGCCTTTCTAACGCGTTAGAAATCGGCCAGACTTGCTCCGCCTCTGCAGGGGCGGGGAGCCTTGCCGGCTTGCAGGCTATGGCTGCGAGTTGGGATCGCCGGTGGTGTGTCCGCACCACCAGCGATCGCTCCTCTTTCCCGTTCTCGGCCTCTCAGGCCGTCAAACTCTCCCAGGTCACCGCGAGTGCGGCTTCCGTCGTGGTGGCCTCGTTGATCGCCCATTCGCCGCGTTGCCTGACGCCCGTGTAGGTCTGCCAGGCGATGAACGCCTCGGCGCGGGCGAGCACCGCGGCGACGAGCTGCTCGAGAGTTTCGGTGCCGGTGTTGCCGTTGCGCCCGGCGAGTATTGCCTCCAGTGCCGGCGTATGGGGCGCGTCGCCCTGCTTGCCGGCGTCCTGCCACGCTCGATAGGCATTGGCCTCAGCCTGTTGGGTGCCCCAGCTCAAGCGCTCGATCTCCGGGTACTCGCGCAGTAGGGGGCGCGCGGCCGCTTCGTAGCCCTGGTTAAGGCGCTGTAGTGCCGTAGCCCGGGCGTCGGCCAAGCGCTCGGCGTCGGTAGCGGCCGTGGTGTGGGTGAAGGTGCCCATTAGAGAGTGACCTCCTTGACCTGTTGGGACGCGATCCAGCTATCCAGGCGCGCCTGATAGCCCTCTTTCGATTCTTCAGTGCCGCGCACCGGCCTGCCGGGAATGAACTCGACGGCAGTGACCAGCACAGTTCCCTCGGTGGCCTTGGCAGTCACGAGCGGCATCACAGGCAGCGCATCAGATGCGAAATCACTTACTACCCCATCGACAATGCCAGCAAAGTCGAACTCATCGGTAATGCCATCGACGGTAACCTTGAGCACGGAGCCCACCGCACCATAGGAAACGGAAAACCTATCGCTATGCTGTGGGTAAGTTTTGAGCTTGATCATCGTTATCTCCAACGCCCAGTGGCGAATACGCGGACGGTAAACGTATCCCCTTTTGCAAAGCTCTGGCTGACGGTGGTCGGTTTGTAGACCCTGACGCCGACAGAGGTCGAACTGTTGTAGAGGAAGAAGCCAACGGGGCCGATATTCCTCACGTCGACGCTGACATTGGACTGCGTGTGATACGCGTGAGAGCCCTGCAGCCCGAGAGGGGCTGTGGGGAAGTTCACGGGAAAGATCCATACCTTGGCTAGGGTGCTGCTATCTCCATTCTCGTCGTCATATGTCAGCGTGACAGTTCCCCAGCACATCAACGTGCCGTCTGCCCACTTGATGTAATGACCTGTCGGCCCCGTGCCGCTCTCTATGATGGCGCCACTAGCCATGCCGTTCGTGTCGTATACGGCTCCAACACAATTGGCGGTGGTGAACTGCTTGGCGAACCTCGTCCATCCCTCAGCAGGCAGGTAGTAGCGCTCGTAGGTCGAGTAGCTATCAGGACTGGAAATATCGTTGGTGCGGTAATAGACCTGACGAACACGCCCCAGGGTGTTAGGTATATTGATGATCGTGCCGTTGCCCGGCGGGCCGTTCTGAAGACCTTGATTGCTATAGAAAATATGGAATTTATTGACCGGAGTGTTGACGTCGCCACCGAACTCATCGGGCAGATTCTGGGCTGGCCCGATGCCAAATGCCCCCACTTCCATCAGTTCACCGCTACCGAGACCCACATCCCGCGTCGCTGCTGTACCGACGGTATTGGGGAGCCCCGAGCCGCGCTTGTGCATGATCTGGCCGGCATCCACGCTGGCTGCGCTATTCGCCGCCGCTGCGGCGCTGTTGGCCGCGGCGGTCTTGCTGCTGCTGGCCGATGAGGCGCTGTTGGCGGCGGCGGTCTTGCTGCTGCTGGCTGATGAGGCGCTGTTGGCCGCCGCTGTCTCGCTGTCCTTGGCCGCGGAGGCACTGCCCGCAGCGGCGGAGGCCGCGTTGGTCGCGGACTGCCGGGCTGTAGCAGCGCCAGACTCGCTGCTCGCGGCCGCTGAGGCGCTGTTCGCGGCAGCAGTTTCGCTGGCCTTCGCTGCCGCCTGGCTATTGGCCGCGGCGGTCTTGCTGGCGCTGGCGGCGGTGGCGTCCTTGCCGGTCTGCACGCGATCGGCGGCCGTAGCCTCCTTGGCGCCAGCGATGGCGTCGCGGTCCTGTCCGGTCTGTACGCGGTCCGCGGCGGTCTGGTCGGCAAGCTGCTGGGCCAGTGCTGCTTTATCGGTAGCAGTACGCGCCATGGCGACGCTGTTGCTGAGCGCCGGCACGAAGCGCAGGCGGTGGCCACCGGCGGCGAGGCCGGTATCCGGGTTGGCGTCATCAGTGACGACGAGGCCGTCGCCGCCCAGATCGTTGGGGAAGGTGACTTCTGCCATCAGAGGATCTCCAGCAGTTTCATGGCGTTGGTGTGGGTGAAGGCGTAGGGCTGGGCCAGCGCGTCGAGCTGCTGCTGCCGTGCGAGAAAGGTGCGGGCGAAGTTCTCCGGGCGCGCGGCGAGGTTGAAGGCGTAGACCAGCTCACCATGGGTGCCGAGCACCCGCTGCAGCGAATAAAGCCGCTGGTAGGCCTCCTCTTCGGAGAGCCACTCCAGGCTGAACGTCGCGGTGCGTCGCTGGCGCTTTACGTCGGCGTACTCGGTGCGATCGCCGGCCTCGGCGAACTCGGTGGCGTTATCGAAACCGTGCTGGATGCCGTAGGAGACGTTGGTCGCTGGCTGCCAGGCATCGGCCAGGAAGATACGACCGAAGCGCACCGCGCCTTCCGGGTTGCCGGCGTCGTCGATCTCGACCCGCACGCTCTGCGCGAGCTGGACGTCATCGGCGAATACCGTCAGCAGTGGGGTATAGAGGGCGCGGTCATCCTCGGCGATGGTGCCGAGCCAGTAGTTGTCGTACTCCCACTCCAGCTCCGCGGTGGCGAAGAGCTGCGGCCAGACGGTCTGCCAGGCGCTGTCCCAGAGCAGGAACTGCCGGTCGATATCGCCGTAGATCCGCACCCGGTAGCGCGCCGGGGCGGAGAAGGAGTGCGCGGCGATCGCCAGGCACTGGATCGGCCGCGGCTTGTCCAGGGTGATGTCGAACCAGGTCGAGGCCGGGTCGGCATTCTGGCTCTTGCAGCGCACGGCGAGTGTCGGGTCCTGGGCCAGCGTCAGCGGCAGGCTATCGAGCCAGGCGCCGCCGGAGAGCGTGGCGCGCTCGACCAGGTTGGGCCAGCACAGGGTGATCGTGTCGGGATTCAATGCCATCAGCCCCAAAGCTCCAGTGTGAGTCGCCCGCTGCGGGCGTTGATCTGCTGGCCAAGCACCAGCATCGTGCGGCCGGTGGCGTAGCCCTGACGCGGGGTGACGATCTTGACGCTGGCGCCGATCTCGAGACGATGCCTCACCACACGGCCCTCGAGCGTGACCCGATCGCGGCGCACGCTGACCAGGTCGAGGATCGCCTCGGCCGCCGCCTGGGCATCGGCGAGATCGCGCAGGCAGGTATCGATGGTCAGCTCACCGGCCAGCGGATGGCGCTCGAGCACCTCGGGGCGCTCGGCGATCGCCTCGCGGTACTGGCGCCCGAGACGCGCCCGGCGGCTGTCGTCGACCACCCCGGCGAGGTCGGTCTGGGTGGTCTCGAGCCGGTCGGCGCGCAGCGTCACCCGCCAGATCGGCAGGCCGTCGCTGCTGGCGCCGGTGGCCTTGCGCTCGAGGCTGACGATCTCGTGGTCGTGGATCGTCGTCGGCGCGTCGCCGGTCTGCGTGAGTGGGGGCTCGAGCCGGGCGGCGCGCAGCGTGCCTTCGGCGTCGAGCCGCCACCAGCCGCCGGCGGTGACCAGGCGGTCGAGCAGATCGGCGGTGGTGGCGCTGTCGGTCACGTAGAGCCCGACCCGGCCCAGCCCGGCCAGCGCCGTGGCGTCGCAGGGCTGCGCTACCTCGGCGCAGAGCGCGGCGATCACCGCCGCCACGTTGGTCTCGGCGGTCTGGGCGTCGCAGGTCAGCGTGCCCACCGGGGGCGCGCCCAGGCGCAGATAGCCGCGATACGCCCGCCACTCGCCGGCGGCCGGCGCGCTGGCCTGGAGCGCGGCGAGGGAGTCATAGGCGGCACCGCGGGTCAGCGCGGCGCCCTGGTCGTAGACGGCATCGACCTGGCAGTCGTCGCGGCTGCTGACCTGATAGATCAGCCTGGCGCTGTTGACCAGCACCGGCTGGGCGTTGCGCACGTCGCCGTAGAGCCGCGGCTTGGGCTGGCCCTGAATATCGTCTGCGGTGCCCTCGACCCCTTCGGGCAGCGTGTTGCTGCCGGCGTAGGTCTGGCAGGGATGCGGGCGTTGCAGCAGCGCCTGGGGCGCGCGCAACTTGAGCGAGATCTCGCCGCGCTGATACGTGAGACCGGCGGCCGTACCGCGGAGGATCTCGGTGACGCCCTCGGCGGTTGCCAGTGACAGCACCACGGCGCGGCCGTCCACGGCGTAGTCGACCAGATAATCCAGGCCGCCATCGGTGTTTATCAGCGTGGTCTCGCCGAAGCCCGAGCGGTCGACACTGACGATCTCGCCGGCGTAGAGCCCGGCCTGATAGAGCCCCGGCTGCTGGATGCGCGGCAGATAGAGGGTGTCGTCCGGGGCGTCGTAGGCACCATCGGAGAAGCGCAGCACGCAGGGCTGATTGTCCGGGTCGCGGGCCTCGATGGTGAGCAGCCAGGTCATGCCAGCGCCTCCAGTCGGGCGCGGTCATCCAGCGCCTGGTTGCTCTCGGCGATACGCGTGAGCTGATCGATCGAGCGCTGATGCCCGGCCTGGGCCACCCGCACCCCGGCGCCCTCGTGGGCCTCGATCCGGCGCAGCAGCTCGGTGTTCTCTTGTGTGAGCTGGGCTAGTCGATCGAGCAGCCGCTCCATCCGCCGGTTGTCGATTGCTGGCGCCATTGGCGGCGGCGACAGACGCCCGCTCAGGAACGCACGCACCGCGGGGGCTTCCTTGGCGGTCGAGACGTGCTCGCCTTGGTGCAGCTCCGCGCGGTACCCATCCCATGGCACGTACGACAACCCATTGGCGTGGCTGCCATCCAGGCGATCAAGCTCCGCCTGGAGATCTGCGAGAGTCTCTGATGCCGCCGCCGCAGCCCGCTGGGCTTCGCGAGCCAATGCTTCGTTGCGGAAAGCCCCCATTCGGGATAGCGCGTAGAGGTAATTGTCCGTGCCTTGCCCGAACTCTCTGACCATCCATGCATGCATCTGATCGCGCTGGTCAGATGTCATGTCGTTGGCGTCGGTATTCGTATGGATGTAGTCGAGCACCCGCTGCTGGATCAGACCCGACACATCGCTGGCGTGGTCCTTGGTGGCATCAATGAAGAACTGCCGGCGTCCCATTCGCATATCGGCTTCGGACTGGTAGCTGTCAATTGAGGCTTCAACCGCGGAGATCTGACGCGAAACTGTGACTTTCTCTTGTTCACGTGCCAGCGCATTGGCGCGCTCTCGCTCGATCCTGGCGGCTTCTTCCTGGGCTACGCCCAGCGCATTGATCGACTCTCTCAACGAGACCATGTTGGCGTTCAGTCCGATGAACTGGTCCGTTGTGCGAGTGAACTCGGATGCAAGGCCATTGAGCCGCTCGAGCTGCTCCAGCGAGCGCTCTTCGATCGACCCGGTGTTGTTGCCCACCTTGTCGGTCGATGCCTTCACCGCCTCCAGCGCCGATATCTGGCCATCACCGTCCGTGTCGAGCTGACGAAAGATCTGCTTCAGCTGCGAATCGCTGGCCAGCCCTTTGAAGTACTTCCCGAATTCTCCGTAATCGATCAGCCCGTCCAGCGACGAGTCGATCTTGTCGAACATCGGATCGAGGGCGCCGCCGATGCCGCGCGCGAGCCCGCCGAGCCGGGCGTTGGCGACTTCCTGCGCATCCAGCAGGCCGTCGCCGTTGGTGTCGGTGGCGCGGATCAGCGCCTGGATCTCGGCATCGGTCGCGATCGGAGAGAGCGCGGAACGTACCTGGCGCTCCGTCAGCGCCTTGTTGCCGTTGGCGCGCAGCTGGGAGCCGAGCACGTTGGCTAGGGTCGCGTCCGTGGGCATGCCGGAAACGATGACGGATTCCAGCCCGGAGACAATGTCGTCACCGTTGAGATCCAGCGCCCGGATCATCGCATCGAGCTGGCGATCGGTGGCCTTGCCGTTCATCACCAGCTTGAGCTGGTCGCGGGTCAGCACGCCGTCGATGCCGCCGGCCAGGGTCGCGAAGTAGCCAGCCAGCTCGGCACCGATGGAGGCCGGGTTATCCCCACGCAGCACATCGGCGAGCTTCGTCGTGATGCCGTCGGTTTGCTCGATCAGCGCCTGCTTGATCTCGTCGGCAATGTACTCCTCGGCAGACACCTGGTCGGGTAGCTCACCCAGGGCATCCAGCACCTCATCGCGAATGCGTTGATAGCCGGAGCCCGAGCCGTAGTAGGACTCGCCGGCCTGCTGGTAGCGGTCGGCGTACTGCGTAATCGAGTTCAGCGCGTCTCGGTCGCCATTCTCGGCGAGTGCCAATTGGCGCGCGAATTGGGCCTGCGCTTCCTGCAGATTGACGCTTGGTGAGCCGCCGGTGGCGGTCTGCTGGTCGATCCAGGCGCTGATATTGCCCAAGGTGCCGTCGAGCTGGCTCGAGGCTTGCTCGAGCGCGGAGCGATAATCGGCGCTGGCCTGGCGGGCGTCCTGGAGCGCGGACTGCTCGTCTTGCAATGCCCAGATGCGCTCCTGGATCGGTCGCAGGCTCTCGTCGATCGTTTCCAGCTCCTGCTGGCGCTGCAGGTTCAGTGCCTCCTGGTCGCGGCCGGCGAGCTGTAAGAGCGTGACCTGCTGATCGAAGGCCTGACTGGCAAACGCCTCATACGCCTGGCGCACGGCGTCTTTGGCACTCTCGACCTGCGACTTGGCGGCAGCCTGCAGATCCTCGAGCGACTGTGTCGTCTCCTGGATCGGACCGGAGATCTCGGCGAAGGCGCCGGCGACGCTCATCAACTCGGCGTAGGTCTCGCGGCCAGCTTCGGTATTGAGGTCGAGCGATTCCACGACATCGCGGAACTGTTCGCGGGTCGAGGCGGCGGAGAGCCCCACGGTCTGGAGCACCGGGGTTAGCTGCTCGATCGTACGTTGCTGGCGCTCGGCATCGGTGAAGAAATTTTGATAGTAGGTTTGAGCCTGGCTTTGCAGGTTCTCCAGTCCGCCCGTGAGCTGAGCGAGATCCAGCGACGCCTCGACGGCCTGATCGCCCATCTTGTCGAAGGTCAGGTTGAGCTCATCCGCGATCGCGGAGACGGCGGCGTGGGCCGAGACGCCGGCGGTAATCTGGGAGAGCGCGTCGTCGATGGAGAGGTTCGTATCTTCGACGACTTGCGAGGCATAGGCACGAACGTTCCCCGACAGCCCATCGATCAGCTTGTTGAGCTGCAATGCGCCGGCCAGTGCGGTCGACCACTCCTCGGTATTGTCATTCGTGAGTTCCGGCACGCGCTCGAGCAGCGCTTTCTCGACGCCGTCGGATGCTTGGCCATCCAGCGTGCGTAACAGCCGCTCATAGCGCTTTGCGAACACCTCGCCGACGTTCGACTCGTTGATCTTCCAGCCGGAGGCGAAGTCGTCGGTGACGGCCTTGCGCTGCACCTTGGTCATCGCGTCCGACAGCACGCCATCGATCTGCTCGAACGCGTCGAGCATGTTGAGAATGTCCTCGGGCTCGGTCTTGACCTTGTCGAGGATCGTGAATGTGCCAAATGCCGTATCCGCGTGGTAATCGCGATACTCGTTGTCGCCGTTGGAGCCCAGCCCGCCTTGCCAGCCTTTGACCTTTGCCTTACGCCCCGAGCCGAACAGAGAGTCAACCATGCCGCCAAGGGTGGAACCCGCGAACGCACCAATCGGCCCACCGAAATAGGTGCCTATCGCGCCACCCGCGGTCGCGCCCCAACTCGAATTCGCCTGCTTGCCGAACAGCGATGACCCCACACGGGTGCCGAGCTGGCTGCCGACGTACCCCGCGCCAAGGCTCGCCAGGCCGTTGAAGCCGCTGAAGTTCTGAAGACTGCCGTCGAACATGCCACCGCCGGTCGCCACCTGGGAACCAAAGCCGCTGGTGTAGGCTGTCGCGCCGGTCGGCGCCCCGGTCCAGTTGATCGCCCCGAAGCCGTCGGTGATGCCCTGGTAGATCGTCTTGCCCAGGCTGGTGAGATCCATGCCGCCACCGCCGAAGCCGCCCATGCCTCCGGCGCCGGTACCTCCCGCGGCGGCCGAGCCGGTACTGGCCAGCGACAGCCCCAGAGAGGCGGTGATCTTGCGGGTGGTGTAGGCGTGGATGATCTCGGCGAGCGTCGAGATTGCGACCTGCTTGAACGCATCGAACGTGTTCTTGCTGCTGCTGATCACGTTCTCCCAGAAGTCGACGAACGCGTCGTCGGTTCGTTCAAGGCTGCGCTTGATGATGGTCTCGGTTGCCGTCATCTCACGGCTGACTGTCTTGGCGGCCTTGCTACCGTCGAGTTCGTAGACCTGGGCGGCATCGCCGGCGTTCTGGTAGAGCGTTGGCAACTGCCCGACAGCGGTCAGATACTGGTCGAGCGTCAGCTTGCCGCCGGCCCAGGCCGTCTGCAGGGTGATCTGGTCGGCGAGGAAGTCGCGCTGGGACGCCGCGACGGGGTCCAGCTTGTCGAGGAGGCCCCGCAGCGCGTTCTCGTGAGCCTTCGCCGCCTTGCTCAACGACTTGCCTGCCTTGTCGGCCGCATCGCCGGTGTTGAACATCCACTGATCGAGCGTCTTGAAGATCTTCACGCCGGATGTCGCGGACTGACGCAGCCGGTCCACTTTCTCATCGAAGGTGTCCAGGCCCTTTTCTAACGTGGCGGCGACGGCTTTCGCCTCTTCCAGCTTGGGACTCAACTCCTGCTGCTGAAACCACGCAGAACCGGGCCGCCCCTGGTTGGTGACCATCTGATCGCGGTTCTGCTTCTCGAGCGCTGAAAACTGCTTCTCCAGCTTCTCGGCTTCGATACGCGCTTCGACAAGATCACGCACCAGTGACGCGCGCTTATTGCGGATCTGGGCATCGGTGAGGCCATCCAGGCTGCCGGTCAGCTCGTCGACCTTGTTGCGCGTGGCATTGGCTTTGGCACTGACCAGCCCCAGCTCCTCCCGGAAGGCATACAGTGCCCCCACCGCGACCAACGCAGCGCCCACTGGCCCGCCGAGCAGCGCCAATGCCGCCGATGCACCGCGGGCCGCCGTGGCCATTGCACCGGCAGCCGCTGTGGATGCGCGCATGGCGCCGGTGTAGGCGATTTGTGCGGTTGTCGCCGCGCGCGTGGCGGCGGCTTGCTCAGCCGAGGCGAGCGTTGCTGCACGGCTGGCCGATGTCACGCCGGCCTCGGCTTGAGCCAGCTTGGCGTTGGCCGCGGCGAGCTGGTTGGTGACAGTGGTTTCGGATCGGCGCAGCTCCGCCATTCGTACGACGGACTGCTGGCGTCCCGTCGCCGAGATCTGTGCCTTCAACCGCTGCGCTTCCAGCTCGCGTTCGGCGACCAGCGATGCCCCTACCTGCTGCAGGCTCGCCGCATGATTGGCCGCGTCCTGACGCGCAGTCAGCGCGCGGCGAGCTGCCAATGACGCGTTATTGGCCTCCGCCGTCTTCTCCGCTGCCGAGGTTCGGGCCAGTGCCAACTGTCGGCCGGCTTCTGCCGCCGCCGCTTCGCGCTGCGCCTGCGTGTCTCGAATCGTTGCCACGGTGCGCGCCGCATAACCCGCCGCCGATGCCGCCAGTGCACCCGCGACACGCCCGCCGTAGACCGTGGCCAGAACCGCGCCGATCGTGACTAGCTCATCCATATGGCCGGTTAGGCCAAGAATCGCATCACCGGTCAGACCGACAGCGTCGCTGACCTGCTGGCTGGTACCCACCCACTCGATCATCTCGTTGCGCGCTACGGTCATCTTCTGGCCGAACGACGCGATCGCACCACCAAACGTCTTATCGATACCGGCGGCGGCTTTCTCCAGCGCGTTGACCACGATCTCGGCAGTGATACCGCCGGATGACGCAAACGCGCGCAGCTCACCGAGCGTCATGTTCAGCGAGTCCGCGATCGCGTACATGATCGCCGGGGCTTGTTCCGAGACAGAATTGAATTCATCGCCGCGAAGGGCCCCGGCGGCAAGCCCCTGGGAGAGCTGCACGATGGCGGCCGAGGCCTCCTCAGCCGTCGCACCACTGACCGCGAACGATTTGTTGATGGTCTCGACAAGACGATAGGTGCGCTCGTAGCCGAGATTGAGCCCGGTCGTGGCGCGGCTCAGACGGGCATAGAGATTGGCGGTTGATTCGTAGGAAGTCCGGGTGTCGTTGGCGATCGCCATCAGCCGCTGCTGACTCGCGATCAGACGTTCGTTGCTGTCCGAGACGGTGCGGATCTGGTTGGTGGTATTGGTCCAGGCATCCGAATAGTTGATCACCTCTCGCACGGAAAACGCGCCGCCGAGGGCGAGCAGCGAGTTACGGGCCAGGTCGCTGACCCGGTTGAGGTCTGCGACGTCGCGATTGACGCCGCGCACACTGCGGCCTGTGCGCTCGAACGCCGCGGATGACTGACGGCCAGAGCGATCGGAGGTCGAGCCGAACTCGCGCACCTCACCGGACGCGTCACGCAGGGTGCCGGAGAGATGGCGTCCATCTCCGCGCAGCGTGACTTTGAGAGTGAGATTGTCAGCCATCTAGCGGTTCGCCTTGTTCATCTCAGTGAGCGCGCCGCGCTCGAGCAGTCGGACCTGGTGAAAGCGTTCCCGGATCTCGCCGGTGGGCACGGCGTGGAACTCCATCACCGTGCGCAGCGCCGCGTAGTCGAGCCCGGTCGGGCCACCCATCGGCGCCTGGCGCCACTGTGTCGCGCAGTCCAGAAACAGCTCGAGGGCGGCCCAGTTTTCGGGCAGCACCTCGAATTCGTCTGGCGTGTCGTCATGGAAATCGTCGGGCAGACGGATGCCGAGGTCGGCGCACTCGGTGGCCAGCGCAGCCTGGTCGCGCTGGCCACCGCCGCCGGTCGCCCAAAAGCGCCCGGCGTCGATCAGCTCCTGGGCCGGTTCTTTTTTGCGATCGACTCGTGGTAGGCACTGACGGTGGCGACCGACAGCGCCGGGTCGTTCTTGATGGCGTCGAGCAGGGCATCACCAACCAGCGGCTGGCCATCGTCGCCGGCAATCTCGATCTCGCTGACGTCGTTCAGCACGGCATCCAGCAGCGAGGTGTCCTCCGGCAGCTCCTTGGCCTGGTCGTGGGGCAGCACCTTGAACGTCGCCTTGAACTTGCCGGTCTGCTCCTTGCCGTCGGCGTCGTAGACGGTGGCGGTGACGGGGTATTGATAGCTACGGGTACGGTTGACCTTGAACACGGCATGACTCCTGAATCGGGGAAGAGAGCCGCTGATACCAGCGGCGTCGGGCTGGATGAATCGCACCAGCGGCGTCGGGCTGGATGAATCGCACCAGCGGCGTCGGGCTGAATAGAAAGCCTCAGCGGCAGATGATCTGGATCTCGTCGTTGCCGTTGAGCGGCTCCGGCGTGTAGGGGATGGTCAGCATCTGTACGCCTTCGTCGTCGACGTAGCTCGGCGACTGGATGGTGCAGCGCGGCATGACGATCTCGACGATCAAGCCCGGCTCGGTGCCGTGGACGATGCGGATCTCACCCGCCTCCACGCCCTGGGCGCGCTGGAAGTAGTTGACGGTGGCCACGCCGGGGTCGTCGATCTGCATCGAGCCGGAAGGCTGGCGCCCGGTGATGGCGATATCGTTGGCGTCGACCACGGTGCGGTGGCGGGTCTGCACCGCCATATCGAGACTGAACTGGTTGAACGGCGTCGCCAGACCGAACACGGTCAGCGGGCCGGTGTTCTGGGTGTTCACCGCCGGCGCCGGGCGCCACGGCGAGAGATCGACCGTCGGCAGCGCGGCATCGACGATCGGGCGCAGCAGCGCCATCATCGTCATCGAGAGCGTCGGGATGCTCTCCGCGTTGAGCGCGATCTGTACCGTGCCCCGGGCGCCGCGGCCTTCGTGCAGCGTCTTGTCGACGTGGCAGTAGAGCCGCCCAGACTCCTCCTGGTCGGAAATCGGGGTGTAGACCACGCGCGCAGAGCGTGCTTCGACGCCGTTGTCTGGGTCTGCCTCGACGGCGGCTTCCACCGTTTCGGCGAACCCGCACGCCTGCAGCAGCGTCCCCCAGGGCGGCGGTGTGCCGGGCGTGCCGGAGGTGGTCAGCTCGCAGCCGAGCTGCACCTGCATATGCTTTTCGCCGGGCGCCTGCGGGCTATTGCCGTAGTGGGGCCGGATATAGCTGCGGTCGATGTCGTTGCCGGAAAGCGGCGTGACGTCGATCGAGTTGAGCAGCACCGCCGCCATGTCGGCCGGCGCGGCGTCCGCGTTATAGCTGGCCTCGAGACCGAAGCGCAGGGCGCGGCGGTTGGTTCGTTGGTTACTCACGGGGTTATCTCCTGCGGTTGATCGTTCCACCAGTAATCGGTCGAGACCACATCGACCCAGAACAGGGCGCTGCCGGTCAGCGCTAGCAGTTGCCCGCCGTTCCAGCGTATCGGCAGCTCCGCGCCGGGCGGCTGCCAGTAGATGAGCTGCGAGAGCACCGGCTGGCGCAGCGCGGCGAGCTGATCCTTGGCGGTGCCAAAGCGGGCGCTACCGAAGCGCGCGACACCGGTGACGACCATCACCTCGGTGGTTACCTTGTGCCGGGTATGCGGGTGGCGCTCCTGGTGCGTGACCCGCTCACGCCCGCTGATCAGCGTCAGGCTCGGTAGCGCCTTGACCTGCTGCGCCGCGCTGACGTCCGCCGCCAGACTGGCCTGCACGCCCAGGTCGGTGGCGTTCAGCCGCTCCAGCCACGGTTCCAGGGTCAGCATCGCCGCGCCCTAGAAACCACCGCCGGTGAACACCCGGCGGCTGTCGTTGAACTGAACGTCGCCGGCGCTGCTGGGCGCCTCAGTGGCAGCGCGACCGAGCTTGATGTCGCCCCGCGAGACGCCGAGCAGAAAGCGCCTGGCGTCGTCGTAGCGTCCCTTTACGGCATCGCTGACCTGGTCGTCGTAGAGCCGATAGCGGGCGATGTCGGCGGCGATCGCGCTGACTGCCCCCGGTACCGGCGCCATCGGCGTCTCGATGCCAGCGGCGGCGAGGCGGCCGTCGATCTCTCCGGCGGCGTCATCGCAGGCGCGCTGTACGGTGCCGGCGTCGATGCCGCCGTTGCCGTCCGGCGCCAGTGCCCGCAGCTCGTCATCGCCGAAACGCTCCACCAGCGCCGCCTGATCGACGTAGGCCATCACTGAGCGTCCTCGGCAGCAGCCGGTAACGTGCACTCTTCGACGATCAGCGTCGGGTCGCTCTCGAGCGCGTGGATCTGGTCGGCGCTCAGCGCGGCGAGTGCGATGCCGTGCCCCTCGGGCGTGAACACGTGGCCGCAGCGCCGGCGCTTGAGGATCGTCTTGCGCGTGCGGATGAACAGCGCGGGGATCTCGACCTGCTCATCGCCCGCGGTGCCCGCTGGCTCGTCGCCGGTGACCGTTTCCCCGTCCTGCGAGGTTGCGTCGCCCGTCACGATCTCGATCGGGCCGCTGTCCGGCGTATCCCCCGGCTCGGCGGCGGATTCGACGGTCGCTGCCGGTGTTGCCGACGATTCCCCGGCTTCCGGCGTTGCCTTCGATTCCTCGACGGCAGATTGTTCGGCCTGGGTCTCGGTGGCCTTCGCGTCGGATTTGGCACTGGTCGAGCGCTTACGGTTGGTGGTGGCCATGTCGCGTTCCTCTCAGATAAATGGGGCCCTGCGCTTACGCGTTCGGCAGCCAGGGGTTCATGATCAGTTGCGAGGTGTTGGCCCACTCGTTGGTGGCACCATTGGCCGCTTGGCCGTTGTTGAGCACACGCCGCGCAGCGCCTTCCATGTTGCTCGGCACCATGGTGTGGGTATGACGCAGCGCCAGCGGCCGGCCGTGATCGCCCTTGAGTTCCTGCAGACGCTTGCGCGCGGCTTCGTAGGTCTCCGGCGTGAACGCTTCCTGGCAGCGCACGATCAGTTGCCACAGGCCCGGGCCGGCGTTGACGCGCGCATCCGTGCCGAACATGAAGTCATCGGTCATGAAGACGCGATCGCTATTGAGATCGGTCAGGGCGCGGAACGAGTAGTCCCGACGGCGCTGGAAGATCATCGGCTTGATCGCGCGGGAGAGATCCGCCACATACCAGGCCGGGCCGCTGCCACCGAGATCGTTCGACACCGAGGTCTCCTTGCCCTGGGCATCGAGCACCGGGTGGTCGCTGTCGAACAGTTGCTGGCCGTCGTAGCAGAGTGGGTTCTTGCCCAGGACCTCGACGGCAAGCTCGTTGGGGTGCTCGCGGCTGGAACGGCCGAACTCCTGGAACGTGGGGCCGTAGAGGCCGTAGGTGTCGTCCTCGATCGCATCGCGGGGCACGCCGGCGGTCAGTTCGAACTTGCGGTTGCGGATGGCGAACTGCGCACCGTCCAGGCCGTGGATGACGCGGTCGCCGAGCCATTCGCGCATGCGCGGCAGCGTCTTGAGCCAGGGGTAGACCTCGACGGCGGTCGTCGAGGGCACCACGGTGCAGAACTGCTCGTACTGCGAGCCGTTGTCGCCGAGTGAGTTGAAGCCCTGCTGGAAGTTGGCGTTGTAGGCGCGGAACAGCACCTGGAGATTGGCGGATGTGAGATCCATCGTCGGTCGTCCTCGAGATTGATGATCGGAGTGGTGGGCGGGGCTCGGCTTGGGGCTTAGCCCAGCGCCACGCCGCTGGTCGGGTCGACGTAGACCCACACGCCGCCATCGCCATCGACGCCGTCGATGATCCCGGCGACCGAGCGCGTGCCGCTGCCATCGGTCAGCGCCACGGTCTGGGCGTCGACGGCGTAGCAGGGCTTGCCGATATCACCGGCGGCGATCTCATCCGCACCGGTAGCGCCGGCCAGCTTGAAATAGCCACGATTGACCTCGGCATGGGCGTCACCGGAGAGGCCGCCGGTGTTGTCGATCAGCTTGTCGAACACGCCGACAGCGGTCAGGCCAGTGGCCTCGCGGGCGGGCTGGACGTAGCCGTCTGTATCGATCATGGCCAGCGTGCCGGCGTAGCAGACGGCGCCGGCGAGCACGAGATGGGCGCGGCGCAGGCCAGCGCGGGAGGCGGTATTGCGGTTCATCGGGGGTGATCCTCGTTAACGAATTCAGCGAGAGCCGGGCGGTTGTTACTTCGTGGACGCCGGCGCCGGGTTGGCCTTGCGGTAGTCCTCGACCGTGATGCCTGCGTTGCGGCAGATGGCCAGCTCGATCTCCGAAGGCGCGTCCGGCTTGTCATCAGCCGGTGGCTTGCCCTGGGTCTGCGAGCTACCGCGCAGTGCGGCGATCGGCGGGGCGTCCTGGAGATGCGCTCTCAACGCGGCGAGGTGCTGGGTCTTCAGCCACTCGGCGGTCGCTTGGCCCGCGATGCGGCCATCCGCGAGGCCTTCTTCGATCAGCCGATCCCGCTCGGCGATCTGGCTGCCGGCGCTGAGGGCGGCGTACGCGGTCTGCAATTCGTCATACACACCGCGCGGTACGGACCCGCTCATATCCGGCTGAACGCTGGCTTTCAGTGCGGCCACGGCGTCGGCGGGTTTCGCGTCGTCCTTGGCACCCAGCGCCTGGCGCAGGGCTGCTGCGTCTTCCGAGCCGGCTCTCAGTGCGGCGAGTTTCTGGTCGATCTGTTCGTCGGTGGCGTCGGCTTTCAGTCCGAGCGCGGCAATCAGCTTTTCGCGGTCCACGGTGTTTTCCTCGGTCGATTGATCATCGGGGGCGCTTCGACCCATACGGGCCGCAGCGATCTCTGCGACCGGCGTGGTGTCGATCGCGGGGGTGTTGGTCAGGCCAACGTGCAGCAGGTCGAGTACATCGCCCGACTGCGCGTCGTAGGGGAAAACGGGGGAGAGATAGCGATACGAGTCGTCGTCGATCGCCGCCTTGGCGGCAGCGGTCCATTTCACACGGCCATAAAGACCATCAGTGCGCCATTCGAGCGAGCGCGGGTCGACCCAGCCGGCGGCAGGCGCAGGCAGGCCGTTACGCTCGGCGAGCAGCGTCTGGTGCTCGTAGTCGATGACGATATCGGTGGAGCGAGCCGCCGCGCGCTCGATGATCGAGCGGGCGTGGGACTCAAGAAGATGCCACGGGCCCTGACCCTCGAGCGATCCGCGCGGCGCCGTAAAGGTGCCGGCGGGAATCAGCCGGGTCAGGTCATCGCTGGCGGAGACACGCAGCGAACAGACCGCAACGGGGTTGGCGGTCGGCGCCGAGCATGCGGCGATGGGGTGGCGAAGTGCGAATGTCGTATCCATGCGCCCATGGTGGCGGGCGCAGGATGAGGCGGGGGATTAAAGCGTTTTGGGAATTTATTAGCTCTAACAGATCATGGAGGAGTTAGAGCCTCCTCGATATCTTCAGGATAATTATCCTCTGCACATTCTCTATGCGCGGCTAGACAGTCAAACAGACGATTTAGTAATTCTCGGCCTTCATCCGCTGTTGTTCTTATGTTGTCCGCTAGCCATTCACGATTTGGTTCTGGTTGCCAAAAATAGAATTCTCCATGGGAGAAGTCGAGCCTTGCACACCTGAAGTGAATCGGGCTGTGGGCTACCGTGTTTCGAATAACAACCAGTGTCTCTACTTCATCGAGTATTTTCTTCAGCTCCTTCAGGTGGTCGCAGCCCCTTTCTCTCTCCAAACTGACAATATGGTGCCGAACAGCCGTGATGCGCTTAGCAAGTGGTTTTTTATTCCATGTATCTGAGAATTCCTCTCCGATGATCAGGGGCTTACAGGCACTAATCATCTCATCCAACTCGCTAACGGTGACAACCAATCGGCCGATCTGGGTTTCCATCTCGCGCCTGGCTTCTTTGACTGATTTCATTACGTTCCCCGTTAGGATGATCTGTCAGAGATTTAAGCGTTTCGCGTCGCTTTCTTATGGTCCCAAGACTCCATCACGTAGAGCGCCACGCTGTGCGCCGAGTGAATCGCCAGCCGTGCGTGTCGTGGCTGGATGATGTACATCTTGCGTCCCTGCCCATGAGCGGAGCTCGCGTGAGTGCGAAAGGCACCGATGCCGTCGACCACCGAAAAGATACCCGAGACGATTTTTCTCAAGTCATCGTCTTCCAAGCTACTGGGATCGAACCCGAGGTCAGCGCGGACGACTTTCCAAAGCCCCTGTAGGTCCTGCTTGGTTGGCCGCTCCAGTTCTTCGTCAGCGATATAAAACTTGAAAATGGACTCCAGGATGTTGCACGCCGCAGAAACGGCCTCTCTAGGGTTGGTGTGGACATTCTCAAGTGCGCGATTGAACTCTATCTCTATAGCGGGTAGATCCCGTCCCTGGATCAGCTGCGCGAGACTGCGGCTAGGGGCGCTAGAGCCATCAGAAATGTGGCCTCCTTGCATGTAGCGAAGGTTGTATCGCTTAAGCGCTGCCTCGATTCTGTCCTTGAATTTTTTTGCAGGTGACTCGAGCTGGACTCCAAAAAGGCTTGTATCTACAGCCTCATCTTCCTCGATCTCCATAAAACCCTCGATCAATTTACCCAACACTTCGAGCGGGCGATCAGAGGTATCGTTGATTCTACGTAGCCACTCCAGCGTTTTTTCCGCCTTGCTGCCATCTGGCGGATCGCCTGGTGCATCCGCATACATGAATAGGCTGTTGAGTTTGGGGTGCGTAGTGAAATCTGGAAGATTGTCGGTGAGGATCGCTATGACCGGAGGCGGTATCTTGCTCATGGTTATGCACCAGCGTGTAAATGGGCCAGATGATCGATTCTGTTTCACTCTATCGTATAGCACCCTCGCCAATACTGTTAAATCGCCAATCTAACGCCCCTCTAACGCCTCTCGCCGCATTTTCTCGGGCCAGCGTAGCGCCCAGCCGCTCCGAACGCCTCACAGCGCCTCACAGGCGGCCGGCCACAATCCGCCTTCGAGGTAAAGCGAGAGGGTATCCAGTACCTCGTCGCGGTCCTCATCGGAGACCCCCAGGAACGGTCGCCCGGGGATGTCGCCCCACAGATGCGGGAACTCGGCCTGGTCGCCACCGAAGTGCTGCATGGCGGCGTAGATCATTGAGCTGCCCCAGAGCAGCTCGTCGTCGTTGGTCTCGTAGTGGATCTGTCGAGCGAGCTGACCGCTTTCGCCTTCCAGGATGCGATCATGCCCCTTACGCTCGATGGTAGTCTCGGAGAGTGGCGTCCAGGGCGTGCCGTCCGGCGCTTCCTTCTCCTGGAAGCGCTCGTGGGTGCTTGCCACCATCGCTTCGCCGATCGCCTTGAACGCCGGCTGCAGCCGAATCGAGCGCTGCTGCATGGCGTTGAGTGCCTTCAGTACCTGGTCGTCATCGATGGTGATGGACATGCTCTCTCCTGGGAGATGGGCTTGATCACGCCCCCGGATCGGCTCAAACTGGACCTACGAGTGCGAGAGGCCAAAATTCGTCTGGCGTACCCAGCGCATCGCGCTGATGAGGTATCTGGGGATGACGAACCAGCCTCGCTCTCTTCCTACCGCAGTCCTATCTCAGCCGTTCCATCTTGTTTCTCACGTTGCGCTCCGCTGCCGACTCCTTGACCTTGAACAGCGTCAGGAAGTAGTTGCGCCTGCCGTCCTGCGTTCGCTTGAGCGCGGCGCGGTAAGTCACGCCATCCACCGTCAGATAGATCAGCCGGCCATCCTCGCCCGCGCGCCGATAGACCTCGCCCCGGTCCAGCAGCGTCTGTACGCGCCGATAGTCGGCCAGGCCGATCTCTGGGTGACGCTCGATATGCGCCGTCAGGCTCGCCTGGGAGAGCAGCACCGTGGGCGATTCAGCGCCGAGGATCTCGCGTTCCACCGGTGGCACCACGGCGATGGGGAACTCGCCTTGGACGTCGCCGGCGAAGAAGCGCCCGAACAGGTCGCTCTCGACCAGGTCTTTGACGTTGAGTCTGGCCATGTTGGCCTCGAGCGTATCTAGTCGGTTGAGCCGGGCGGCGATCGCTGTCTCCGCTGCGCCCTTGCCGGGGGCGTAATCCCAGCCCGGTTGCACGCCATTTGGCACTTCCGTCACTTCGCCGGTGCGGTCGTTGACGTGCTCGGCGGTGCCATCGCTGGGTGCGGTGTCCGGCCCGGTGCGGCCGCTGCGCTCGAGCTGTCGCCGGCTCATGGTTTCGACGCCACAGTTGCAGCCCCAGCCGTTGGGTGGCCAGTGGGTGTGAAACCACGAGTCGCCAGCGGCCAGCACCAGGCCGTCCCACCGCTGATGCTGGATGCGCGGGTTCTCGACGGTGTTGTGGACGTAGCGCCAGTACGGCCGCACGCGGACCACGTCCGGATCGGTCATCTGCTGCCAGCGGCCGGCCATGTAGGACGTATCCATGTTGGTCTTGTAGATGACGCGGGTACGCCAGGCGGCGCCGGCTTTCGGGCCTTCGCCGGCCCAGCCCGTCCAGCCCTGCCGGGCAACGATCTCCCGGAACTGCTTTCGGAACTCGCCTAGGCTCTGACCGTTGGCGATCGAGTCATCAACGGCCGCGCGCAGGTCGGCGAGCAGATCCGCCTTGGTTGCGCTGGCGACGACGAATGCCTTGTCGTGTTCGTCCCGCCACAGGTCGTCCCAGCGGTTGGTGGGCAGGCTCTGCTTCTGGCGGAAGTAGGCGACCTGTTCCTTGAACGGCCGCCGGAACATGGCGCTAACCGTTGGCATCGGTTGCCTCGGCTTCATCGCTGACGGTCGAACGCCCCGCGAGGTTGGCGGCGAGGAAGGCTTGGCCCATCACCTCGGCAAGCTGTTCTTCGTCCAGATCGCTGAACGCCTCCAGGATGCGTGACTGCAACTGCTCGAACGAATCGGCTTCGTCGACGATCGCTTGGATCTGATCGATCCAGCCGTCAACGACCGGTTGCGCCTCGCGCTCGAGCACGCTGGAGGCTGGCTCGCGGTAGTGCTCGGGCTGGGCAGGCGTCGGAACCGCCGGTGCCTGGCGCAGCGCAGCTAGGCCCGGCGGCTGTACGGTAGACCTCAGCACGGCCTGGCCAAACGGCTGCAGCTGAGCGCGTGGCGTCAGGATCTCGTCCTGGTCTGTCGCTTCGGGGATGCCGGTCTTCTCGTGCAGCCACCACCGCGGAATCCGTGCCCCCATATCGACCAGCGTCGGTAGCGTGCTGGCGAGCGTCTGATAGTCCTCGGTCTCGCCCATATCGAGGATGAAGCGCGGCGCGCGGCGGCGGTTATCGATACCGTAGTTGAGCGCCGCAAGCGGCCAGAGGATGTCGCGCTGGACCGTACCGCCGTACTGGCGAATATCCGAGCGGATCAGCGACGCCTGGCCACGCTCGTGGACGTTGCCCAGGGCGTTGGTGTTGGTACCTTCGCCGGTACCGCTGGTCAGCGTGCCGCCGAGAATGGCTTTCGCCTTGGCGCGTTCGCACCAGTGGATCATCGACTCGAACATATCGGCACGGCCGCCGGCGGCTTCCATGAACTCGATTGCCATCCCTTCGGGGATGATGCCGGCGGCGTCCTTGCCCATGGAGACCACGGCCCGCAAGAGCGTCGCTTTCTCCTGCTGGGTCGCATTCTTGGGGTACTTGCCGACCCGCGCCGGCAGCCCGTAGATCTCGAGCAGTTGGGCGAGATCGCCGAGGGCGTAGTTCTGGAACAGATAGGGCCAGGCCAGCATCCGACCGAGGCCCATGCGAGCGAGATAACCCGGCTTGGCGCGGTGGCGGTGCTGCACCCAGCCCAGCGCCCACAGATCGGCGCCGTTGTTGGAGCTGTCGCGTAGCGTAATGCGGTTTTGATCCTCGCCGTGTAGGCGGAACCAGGAGTGCGGGCGCAGCTGCGGCTGCTCGATAAAGCGCTGGGCGCCATCACGCGACCAGGCGAGTTCCAGATTGGCCCAGCCGTGGCCGACGCCGGTCCCCATATCGAGTATCAGATCCTCGACCTCGATCCCGTCGAACACCTCGGCGCAGAAATCCGCCGCGCGCTTTTCAGCGGCGCTGGCGTTGTCCGGCGGCACGATCTGCCATTCCAACTCAGCGGCGAGTTGACGGCGTTTGCCCAGGTCCGCGCCGATCTGGCTGTCCTTTTCCTCCATGTCGTCGAACAGTTCGGATTGGCCTTTGAGGTCGCCTTGCTCGGCGGCCTCCAGGATCTGGTGGAGTTTCGCCGGGGTCAGACCCTTGCTCGGATGCTCGGCGAATTCGCGTTTGAGGTTGCCGACCGTCGAGCGGTCGTCGGCATCTGTCTGCTGTTCATCCAGAGCGCGGGACTGCTCATCGCGGCCGGTGCCAAAGAGTGCGCGTAAACGTTGTGTCAGGCTCACCAGCCGCCTCCTAAACCGTCGTAGAGATCACCGACGTCATCGTCATCGGCGTAATGGGTACTGCCGGCCTTGGGCACGGCGATAAAGTCGATCTCGATGGCTTCCATCAGGCTGGCGTAATAGGCCAATGCCAAGGCGATCGCGGCGTCGCCGTGGCGCGCCTTGGCATCACCGGTCTTGCCATCCGGCAGCTTGGGTATCCCCTTGATCACCTGCAGAGCGCGCAGGTCGTCGGCCACGTCGCGGTCGCGGGGAATCGCAATCTCGTCATCCTCGAACGCGGCTTTGAACTTGGGCATCGCCTCCAGGTACCAGCCCTGGGAAAGCATCACCGCCTCGATACGGCCGCTGCCGTACTGGTCCACCGCCTGCTCGGCGAGGTACTGACCGTTACCGCGTGCGTCCAAGGCGCCAGCCTGAAGGCGCGGCAGTCGATCGACGATGTAGAACAGCACTTGCTCCTGCTGTTTGAACGGCACGTTGCGCAGCTCGACCAGGAACGGCACCAGGCGCTTGAGCTGTTGATCGATTGCCATGGGGGCGATGACGGTCAGGTCGCCGGAGCGGGCGAAGTCTTCCCCGAAACAGTGGGTATGTTGCGGATCGAGTTGCATCAGCAGCGGCAGCAGTTCTTCCTGGCACCATTGCGCCATCTCGACCGCGCGCAGGGCTTCCGGCAGCGCGTTGAATGTCGCCGAGCCCTCGAAGCGCAGCACCGGGGCATCGACCATGCGTGACTCGATCAGGGCACGGGAGAGGTAGGCGCCACCGCCCGACTTGGGAACGCAGTAGTACTCCTCGAGTGCGTCCTCGCGGGTCGCAGTATCGGCGAGCAGGTTCGCCTTCCACTGATCCTCGGCCGCTTGGGTCCACGTCTTGCCGCGCACCTGGCAGATGCGCTTGTAGAGCCCCTGTTCGCAGGCGTCGTCGAGCGTGATGCGGTGGACCGAATAGCGCTTCTTGCCGGCGCGGCTGTCCTGCACCAGTTCGTTGAAGAGGTTGTCGACGCCGTTGTGGGTCGAGATCAGACGCACCTTGGCGCCCCACATGGTGAGTGCCAGCGCTGCCTTGAGCACTTCGGCTAGCTCGCCATGGAAGGCGGCCTCGTCGATGGTGACGTTGCCCTGGCGGCCGCGAAGATTGCTCGGCCGGCTGGATAGCGCCTGGATCTTGAAGCCACTGGAGAAGCGAATATTGAAGGTGAGGATGTCCTTGTCCTCATCCTGGATGATCTCTTCCTCGATCGCGCTCGCTGCCTTGTTGAACGCCTTGGCCCACATGGCGGCCGCGTCGATGAACTCGATTGCCATCTCACGGTTCGAGCCCACGTAGAAGTGGTTGGTGCCGCCGGCGGACTTCGCCGCACTGGCGCTCAGCACGGCGTCCGCCGCTTCGCCCCAAGTGATACCGGTTCGGCGCGACTTCTCGGCTATCTTGAGATCGGATTCATCCTCGATCCACGTCTGCTGGTAGGGCAGCAGCACCGACTTGGGCATGGCGATCATTTGTTGAGGACCCCCCGAATCAATGCGGCGACCACGATGGCGAAGCCAAGGGAGTCGCCAGCATCGACGATAGCCTGAGCAATGGTGAGTTCATCCATCAGGCGATCCCCAGGATGTCGCGCTTGATCGCGTCGATGGCATCGCGGCTCATGCCCTGGCTGGCCATCGCGCCCTCGGCCGCCGCCGCTGCCTCGGCGGCGACTTCGACACGCAGCTCCCGCGCCCACTTCTTCTGGCTCAAGCTGACGCGGCCGATATCGGCCAGCGCCTTGGTCACGCTGCCTAGCTGCTTGGCGGCTTTGGCCGGATCTTCCTCGGCCTTGCGCATGGCGATGGAGATCCGCAGCAGTTGGTCCTGCACGATGCGGGCGGTGGCATCCAGCAGCGCGCCGGATTCGTCCTCTTGCTCGGCGGTCAGGGCGCGGGCGAGTTCCGTCGTCTTGCGCACGTCGCCCATGGCTTCCTCGAACTCCTGCTGGAGGTCGGCGCCGTAGCGGGCGACGCTCGAGCGGCTGAGCTTGTAGCCGTTGGATTCGAGCCACTCGGCCAGCCCGGTGTAGTCGGCAAAGCCAGAGCTTACGAGCTTCTGATTCAGCTCGTCGCGGATCTCCGGCGGTAGATCAAACACCTTGGAGCGCGGTGGCATTGGTTCAGGCCTCCGGCAGCGGCTTGGCGACGCCGGGAACGTTGGCGAGGCCAGTGGCAGCATCATGGCCACGAGCTGTCAGCGTGACGATTATGCCGGCACGCGGCGATTGGGTGATCACGAGCTGCTGCTCTTCGAGCCACGCCAGGTCGCCATGCAGCCGATCACGACTGACGCGATGGGCGTAGGCACCGACCAGCTCGTCGTTGAGCGAGTATTCGTTGGTGGTGTACTGATTGCGCCGCGCCAGGATGCGCAGGATCGAAAGGCGCCGGCCCTCGGTCTCGAAGTCTGGATAGTTCATCGGTTCCCTCGCTCATTGAACAGGTAGGTGTGGATGCGATCCGTGAGCTGCCCCTGGGCGCGTTGTGTCGCGGATATCTCGGCCAGTAGCCGGTTGGTCTTGGCCTGTTCGGCACGTAGGTGGTCGATGTCATCGCGGCTGGGCAGCGAATGCACCTGGTGTTCGAGAGAGGTCATGTGGCGCTCCACTTCGTCGATGCGGGAATCCACCCGACGGATCGCTGTCTCGCTGGCTCGTGTCCGGTTGATCCACCAGATGCCGGCGGAGAAGAGCAATACCGAGATCGCCTGCAGGAAATCCCAGACGACACGGATGGCATCCCAGTTGAGTGGTCCCATCGTTTCCTCTGCGTTACGCGTTATGGTTTTGCCGGAGCCAGCGCTCGCGCTTGGCACGCCTGGCTCCGTTGATCGACTCGGGCCAGTCTCAGCCAGCCTCGAGAGCCCCAGCGATGCAGGGCGGTGATGTAGCTGCCGACATCGCGTTGGGTATAGTCGCCGAGCGGTTTGGCCGGTTCGGCTTCGCGCTCGGTCATCCCGGCGGGGATCGCGCAGATCACCACCGGTGGTTCGTTGTCGATCATCGGCGGCGGTGCCGGCATGCTCTCGCAGGCGGTAAGCATTGCGGTGGAGACAACGATACCGATGAGTTTCATGGCAGATCCTCGATCGCCTGACGCAATACCGGCGCCACCGGCGCATCGTCCGCCGTCGGCGCCTGGCGGATACGCTCGGCTGAGGGCCGATAACGCTCGTCGAGCGTGTCGAGTTGGTTGTTCAGCTCACGGGTGGCGGTCTCACCGGCCGCACGCTCCTCGCGTTCGGTCGCCAATTCGCGAGAGCGCTGGAAGGCCACGTTTAGCCACGCGTCGCGATCGCATTCGGCGGTTATCAAAGCCTGTTTGGCATCGACCAAATCGTCGCGCAGCCCGTCGATGGTGTGTTGCTGGTAGAGCAGGCAGCCGATCACCAGCGCGCCGGTCGCCAGCGCCACCCACAGGGTTGGCGGCACGATCTTGAACAGGCCGCCGAGGCGGCTCAGAAGTGATAGCACGGTGACCTCCCGCCCCAGGCGCTGACGTAGCGCGGTGTATAGCGCAGCAGGATGCGATCCACGTAGTCGCGGTTTTCTCGTTTTGCCCAGTCCGCGCGAGCGGTGTAGTTCGCTACCGAGCCGAACCACACGGCGGGGTTATCGCCGGCGTCGTCGGCCAGTTTCTGGTCACGCCAGACCCAGCCCAGCCCACCGTTGTAGCCGGAAAGCGTCATTGCCCAGCGCTGGCAGGCATCGGCGGCGTCGAGGCGCTGCCAGATCCAGCGGTCGTAGCGCGCCATCGCCCGCATCGCCCAGCCGGGCGAGTACGGCGCCACTGGCTCCAGGTCCGGGTAGATTTCGACGATCCAGGCGCTGGTGCTTGGCATGAACTGCGCCAGCCCCTGGGCGCCGACGGGGCTATCGACATCCGGACGCCAGGCGCTTTCCTGTTGGATCTGCGCGGCATGAACAGCGACGGAGCCCTCCAGCCCCCAGGTCTGCTGGACGATGCGGGTCAGCTCGCGTTGATATCGCTCGGCGTTGGCCGGCGGCTGCCAGGCAGTGGCCGGCTGGCAGCCGACCAGCAGCAAGGTTAGAAAGAGGCAGAGGCGGATCACGCTTCGCCCCCGTAGCGCGCCAGTAGCGCGTCGGTATGGCGCTGGTAGCGACGCAGCACGGCATAGAGCCGGGCGCGTTCTGTGACGTCATTCGCGGGCAGAGTTCGTAGCTTGCCGATCGCGATCTCGGCCAGCCCGGTCATGATCGACCAGCCCTCGGCGGCGAGGTCGGCATCGTTCGTTGAGCCAGTCGCCGGCGCCTGAGATTCGACGGCTTGCGGGTCAGATGGCTCGGCTCCATCTGTGCCGCTGGAAACTGGGCCAACTGGTGCCGGCGGCTGGCTATCCAGTTCGCGCCGGCCGGCAACCGTCACGACCAGGCCGTTGCCCCGGTGAGCGTCCTCGACCGCCTCGAGGCAGCCAGACCCCAGCAGCTCGGTGATGTGCCGATCCACGCGCTCGCGACCCGCCGTCGAAGCGACATTGAGCGCGATGGAAACCAGGGCCGGCGGGACCGGGCCGCGTCGTTCGCGCTGCTCGGCGTGGACCGCCGCCAGGATCTTGCGATGCTGGCCGTTCATCACACGCCCAGCCCGACAGCGATGGCCACGGCGGCCATCAGGATGACGCGTCGCAACATCATGTAGGTGATCAGGCTATTGCCAGCAGTCGAGCGTGATTGGTAATCGCCAGGGCGGGCGTACCAGAACACCCAGCGGTCGAGCCAGTAGGCGAGATAAATCGCCCAGAACACCTTGGTCAGCGACCACAGCAGCAGCCCCACCTGCTGTGGGTAGACGGCACCCACCGCAGTCGTGGTGACGATGGCCAGCAGCAGGCAGGGCCACAGCCGGGTGGCGCCTTTGAGTTTTTCAAACAGGGTCTGGAACACGGTGCCGTCTCCGTCGGTTTCGGGTCAGAATCGATGCGTGTGGCGTGAGTTCTGACGTTACCGGCGGGAGCGGTCGAGGCGGGATTCAAGCGGTTTACGAAAAACGCCCACCAGGTGGTGGGCGTTGGGTCTTTCGAGAAAAGGCGCTCTGGCGTTCTGAGAGCATTATCGCTGGTGCGGTGATGGTGTAAAGCTATCCTCGAAGCTCGCTCTTATCCTGGCTGAGCTTGCCGTTGGCTGGGTCGTAATACCATCGGCTCGATGTGTTGATTGGCTTTCCGCAGTAGAGGAAATAGAAGCTATCTCCCGTCACGCGAGAGAAGCCACCGCCTTCGCGCATAACTTCTGCCTGACAACCATCCTTGGTGCTGAGATCTTGGATGGCCAGGGCAAACTCGTTTTTGTAGGTGTCGGCGTCTTGAGAGAGCTCAGCGATGTCGAGCGACTCTTCCATGCTAATCGGGTCTTTGCTGCAACCCGAGAGCGAGAGGCAGATCGCTACCGAGGCTAGGAGAAGTGAGGCGTACTTCATGGTTTTCTCCTACCAGTGGCAAGCATCGCGAAGCGGTTGAATGGCTTCTTCAAGTCCAGTGACCGGGAATTGTGCAGTAATCGGCGATTCATTGAACGGCGTTGCTCTGACTGTCAGCATGTCGTGCCCGAACATACTCTCCAGGAAAGGAATGGAATTGCCTCCTCGCCATAGCCCGAGAGCCTTATTGTCAGTCGAGCTGTCCATATTGATCGTTCTGGCCTTCAAATCATCGACTCGAGTCGTGACCTGACCGTACGACTGAATATCGGTCATGTGGTTGCCAGCAAAGATTAGGTACATCGACGTTGTGTTTTCGGAGCAGCGAGCGATTAGCGTCGCGCTTTCCGGCCGCCCGAACCTGCTTCTCACGGGCTGCGTCGAGTCGGTCATCAATACCACCGTTTTGGAATCGTCGATCGGCGAGGTTGAGGTGTTCACACTCCACGCAGATTTCTGTGACGTGCTTGTTGCAGGCCGATACTCGGAGTCATAGCAGGCCAAGCGACTTTGATCGTCACTGATGCCAGCACATTCTTCGTTGGCGTTAGCGGCGCCGGCTACGGCGATCGCGGTCAGCGCCATAATGGTCGCTACTGGTTTCATTCTATTCTCCCTTGCGTCTTCGTTATTAGAACAGGCCCGGCTGAAGCCGATTTCGGGCCAGTTTTCGTTGTTCGGCCAGTATCGAGTAGACCTGAACCTCTGTCAGCCGATGCTCCCGCGCGAGCTGCGTCACGTTGGCACCGTTGTGGCGCTCGAAAATTTCGCGATCCCTAAGCGCAATCTCCAGCCTGTCGCCCTTGGGCAGGTAGAACGAATGCCCACCATGGAAGTGTGCCAAGGCGCGCACGGCGCGGAAAGCCCGCGCTCGCGCTATCTCCTCGTTATCGCCGTGGCGACGATAGACCGCTTCGATCACGAGCAGAATGTCGGTCAGCCCTTGTGGCCACTTCTTGAGGATCTCCGGGTCGGTCATCCGTTCCAGGGCGTCGTCGGGGATCTCGGGGAACATGTCATGGTTATTGCTCACGAGAGGCTCCTCCGATGCCGGTCTCTTGGATCATCTGGCGTAGCTTGGCGCGGTTCTCGGCAGCTTCCGCGGCGGAGAGCTTGGGCCGCGCGAGCCGGGGCTGTCGTGGCCGCTCCGGCATAACCTCGAGCAGCGCCCGCGGCGCGGGCCAACGATTGATGCTCCCCGCCAGGCGCTGGAAGGCGGTGCGCAGGCGGGCGGTATCCAGCTCGGCATCCCAGCCGACCGGCCGCGCCCAGAGCGTGTCGACCCACGCCTGCTGGGTGTAGGCGATATCGTCCTCCCAAGGGGCGTTCTGCAGGCGGAGTACTACCAGCCGGGCGAGCCCCTGGGCGATCTCATCGCGGAACCACTGCGCAGGTTGGTTCGCTCTCTGTTCGTTCAAGACTGCTGCCTCCCTGCGTCCAGTGCGGCCAATGCGCGGGCGACGCCTTTGGCCGGGCGCGGCGCCGTAGATGCCGGCAGCGCACTACTGGCCACGGCGCGGGCACCCAGACTCTCGAGGACGCGCTTCAAATAGTTGTGATTGGTGAGCGGCCTGTTCTCGCCGCTGTCGCGCTTGGCGCGGATCGCCTCTACCGTCTCGGAGAGCGCCGTGCCCACTAGCCCGGTATCGGCAGCCAGCGCCAACGCCTCGCGGGCCAGCCGGAGCTGGCGCTCATAGGCGGTACTGCGGCTCTTGCCGCGAAACAGGCCAAGGTAGGCGACCAGCGGCCGCGAGACCTCGCGCGGCAGGTCGGCCAGCACGCCCATCAGCTCGCGCAGAGACTCGTCCTCGCAGATCTGCTCGAGCGTGAGGTGCGTGTGGCACGCGGGGCAGCGGATCTCTTTCATTGGCCTCTCCGTTTGGCGTCGATCACCAGGCCCTGCATCAGGCGGATCAACTGGTCATCGTCCAGCCAGTCGACGCGCTCTACGCTGAACATGCGCTGCGCCATGCCATCGGCGTAGGCCCAGGGGCGGCCGGCGTCTGCCAGCAGCGCCTCGACCTTGCGCATCACGGTGGCGCGGGTGCGCGGCGGCCTCGGCGCTTTTCGGCCTGCCTTGTTGGCGGGCTTGGGCTGCCAGCCCAGGCGCTGGAGTTCATTGATTACCGCGCTGACATTGCGATTGGTGAGGTCTTTGGCACTGCTGACGCCGGCCACGCGGCCGAGCAGCGCGCGGTACTCGTCGTCGGAGAGACCGAGCTGCACCTTAGCGATATGGATCTGGGCGAGCTTGCCGCGATGGATCATGACGACCTCCCCAACGCTGCCTTGCGGCGCTCTTCCTTCGCGATCACCGAGGGCAACTGGGCATAGCACGCTTTGCACGGCTGACGGCTCTTGCCGTTGCTCCGGTAGTAGAACTCGGCGTCGTCTGGCCACCATTCATCGCATTTGCTGCAACGCCGCTCGCGACCAAGCTGCGTGAACTTTGACCACCGGCTCATGACGACACCTCTCCAACCAGTTCGAGATCGGGAAAATGCTTACGCAGATGGCTGATCAGCGAGCGCGGGCTGTTCCAATAGGGACTGACGGCGACGATACGAAGCGCGGTCATCTTGTCGGCCTCTCGTTTGCCGAAAATCTTTCGGAGCGACTTGTATTGCTTGAGCGGCCATACCCGCGAACGCATCGGGCGATAGAAAAGCCCTTCCGGGTGCTTCGGCTCGCCTTGGATGTCGACGAGGCTCCACTCGCCCTTGATCCAGCCATCGACACCGACCTGAATAACGAGCTTTTCCCGGTCCAGCCGCTTCTGGAACGTGACTTCACGCCCGTTGACCCGGATCTTCGCGCTGCCGAAAACTCCTTGCAGTTGCGCTTCCAGCTCTTTGAATTTGTCCATGGGTACCTCGTCGGCTGCTCATCAGTGCCGGGCCACCACGCCCGGCAGACGCCCCGGCTCCTCACGAGAGCAGGGGCGTTTCGCTTAGTGAGTCGTTTCGGCCGCGGCTTTCTCGCGGTACTCGATCATCTTTTCGTGAATGGCCGTGACGCCGACCATGGCGAGGGTCTGCGAGATCGTGGCGTCACGCAGGTTGGTGATAGAGAAGCCGGCATCGACCGCGACACCGTCCTCCATCTCGGTGATGGTGATCGTGCAGGTACGGCTCTTGGCTTGTTGGCTCATGCCTCGATCTCCTGCAGCGCATCGATATCGGCGCGGACCTGCTCACCGGTGCGCCAGATAGCGGCCCGCGACCCACCGCGGACCCAGTCGACGAAGCGCGCCACTGCGTCACGCTTCTCTGCGAGTGAGAACGTCTCGGGCACGCCCGGTACGAAGCGTTCGCCGCGGTAGCCGTGCCGGGCGAGTACGTCGACTTCTTCGGTCAGGGCACGATGCGGGCCGGTGGCCAGCTCGACGGCGCCGGTGGGCGTTGTGGTGCCAATGTGAATCTCGCCGCTGGCGTAGCAGTAGGCGCGGTAGCGAGTACGCATATCAGTTCACCTCCGATTGATCTGTGGCGTGCGTGACGTGGTAGCGGTAGCGGACGCCGGCGGCGACATCGCTATCGCGCAGGTAGTCATTCACGACGCCTACGGTGTCGCCGTAGACCTTCTGGGCGACTCGTCGAGCTGCCTCTTCGTGGCTCCAGGCGCAGGTGGCACGCTGACCCTGGAGCGTGGCGGCATAGCCGCCGATGGCGTCGCGGACGCGGATGGTGGCGGATTTCATCTCATACCCCCGCGATATCGAGGCTGATGGGGCGGTACTGGTCGCTGTCGCCGACCCGCTCGTAGAGGCGGATGTAGCTCTTGGAGCCGGTGACCTGGACGGCGTCACTGATGGCGTCCATGGCGCGCTGCCAGCGCTTGTCGTCGATATCGAGCCGACGTAGGCCCAGCACTTGCCCGGTGCGGATGTTGCCGGCCTGGTCGACGCGGAAGGCGTCCTGCACGATGGTGGCGATCTCGGGCCGGGCGTCTTTGGTCCACTCGCGCAGGCACTCGTCGATCAATCCCTTGGCGGCCTGCAGTCGCTCGTCGAAGCTGATCGACTCCTGAATGGCGCGGACCACCTTATAGCGCCCATCGAATGACACGAGCTGGACGTTGCCTTTCTTGCCGCCGATCTGGACGTCGTACTCGCTGGCGGAGGTCTCGACGAACTGCTCGATTTCGCTGAAGGCGTCACTCTTGTAGTCGCGCAGCTCGTCGCGGAGCTGGTTGGCGCGATCGACCAGCGACAGCACCAGCTCGTCGCGCATCTGGTCGATCGGCTTGATCTGGGATTCGGGGATCAGCCGGCCCTTACCGTCCTGACGGAACCCGGCGGGGATCTGCTGCTCTTGTTTCATGTGCGGTGCGTTCATTGGTGGCTCCCGGGTTGCTCTTCACGTTGGATGTCTTGGCTGACCGCTTCGATGGCGGCCATGTAGCGGGCGGTGTGCTTCCCATGCAGGCAGACCAGTGCCGCGAAAGGCTCGAACTGGTGCCGGCGGGTGATGGCCACCGCGACGGTGGATGAGCGCTCGGCGCCCATGTCGTGCAGCAACTGGCTGACACTGGCGCCGCCGATCTCGTCGGTGTCGATCAGCCGTAGAATGGCGTTGGGTGTGGTCATCTCAGGCTCCTCGGCGCTTGTTGAAGTTGGCGCTGGCATTGCGGTGGTTGGGGTGCTTGCGGTGGTGGCGCATGGGCTCGATGGCGGCGCCGTTATGACGCGGCATCTGCTCTGTGGCCTCGACCTCGGCACGCAGCCCGGCGAGCAGCTCGCCGATATCGACGATGTCAGCGGGGTCGATCCAAGGCCCGTGGGTCGGCGCGGCGTGCTGCCGCGGCAGCACGCCGGTGTCCTGCTGCTGCCACAGTCGCAGCGCCGCGGCCTGCTGCGCAGGGAGCAGAGGCTCCGGCTCCAGCGCCTGGTCTTCGCCGGCTTCCGGGTTGGCCAGGTAGCGCGCCAGCGTCCAGCCGTGGCGGTCGAGCCGCAGCCGCACGAAGCGGTAGGCGTAGTAGTCGAGCTGCTCATCGTCGATGCGGATCATGAGTCGCCCCCGTTGTCAGGGTGGTGCGGGCACTGCTGGCAGGCGCGCCAGGCACGCATCGCCATCGGGTTGTGGGTCGGTGCCTCACGTTCGCGGTAGCGCCGGCACTGCTGGCTGTCGATCTCCGTGCCCTGGGCCGGGCAGGTCATCCGGTCCAGCGCCTCGATCACCCGCTGTTCGACACCGGTGGTGTTCGGGCTCGGATAGCGGTTGGCGAGTGCCAAAGAGACCGCCGAACGCGACATGCCGATGCGCTCGGCGGCGCGGGTCATGTTGGTGGCCTCGACCTCGGCGGCGAGCAGGCGCACCCAGCGCGGTGGCTCGGCGCCCCAGACGGAGAGGTCGATGGATTTACGAACGGCGCTCATGTCTGTTTTCACCCCGCTCATGGCTGTTTTCACCCCGCTCATGGCTGTCCCCCTTCGATTCGCGTGACGCGGGTGTAGACGACCTCTTGCGTGTTGGGGTCGTAGAGCTCCTTGGTGCGGCGGATCTGCGGGGCCATTGGGCCGGTCCAGCGCCCGCTGGCGAGGCGATACCGCGCCGGCAGATTGGCGCCGCCGGCGCGGGTGATGTGCAGATACCCCGCCAGGGCCAGAAACTGGCAGTACTCCTGGGCGGTGGTTTCGGCGACGGCGCGGCGGGGCGTGGTCGCTGCCTCGGCCAGTTGCGCGGCAGTGAACTCGCCGATGATCTTGATCGTGCGCCAGAGCTGCTCGCGGCCCGGTACCGGCGGCTCGCTGCCGTCGCGGCGTACCCGCGGCGCTTCGACGCCGATATCGCGGATCAGCCGGTACTCGGCGACATCGCCGATGCCCTTGGTGGGGTTGATGCGCTCGAGGTAGCCGGCGGCGATCAGGCCGCGTAGGTAGTCGACAACGCGTGTCCGGGGCATGTCGGGCACGAAGGTGTCGAGCCGGGCCATGGTCACCGGCCGACCGCTGTGTGCGATCAATCGGATGCCTTCCCAGATCCGCTGGCGGCTGGGCACGTCGCCGGCGAGTGTCGATTGCGGTTTACGCTTGGCCATGCTCACCCCCTCCGCGCCGGCGGCTGGCCGGTGTGGATCTCACGCTCGCCCCAAGCGTTGGCGTCGACGCGATCCCAGCCGTTGGCCAGCGCTTCCTGGTGGATCTGGTAGAGGTTGACGGCGACCCGGCGAAGACAGCCGCGCACGCGGTCGTTGACCAGGGCTAGCAGGTCGTCGGCGATCTCGATATCGGGGTAGCTGCGCAAGGCAAGGGCGCTGACATCCTCCAGACTCGCGGGCTCGGCGGGCACCCATTCGAGCACGCGGTTGTGTAGTCGCTCTAGGCGACCCATGGAGGCGGGCACCCGCTCTTCGCCGATCAAAATGATCGTGCCTTCGGAGGCGTTGTAGATGTCGGTCAGCACGTTGGCGGCTGCCTTGTCGATGACGTACTGGACGTCGTCGACGATGAGCGGCCGGCCCGAGCGGGAGAGCTGCTCGGCGATCTGGTCGACCATCTCCGAGATCGTCTTCGCGGGAATTACGCCGATCTCGCGCAGGATCGCGAGCAAAAACGCCTTCTTGGTCCACGACTCGCGGCACTCGACGTAGTAGGCGCGGTGCTGGTTGGCAGAGAATGAGGCGGCGAGTGATTTGCCGTAGCCGCTGGGGCCGTACATCACCACCAGCCCCGGCAGGCCCGTCGGGCGGCTCGCGGCGCGCTCGATGGCATTGGCCAGGAGAGCGACGTTGGTGAGTGGTACAATCGCGTTGACGCTCATATCAGTTCCTTATTGCTGCGGGTGTCATGGGCCGTGGTTCAGACGGCCCGCCGGGTGCGGGCGGGTTGCAGCCCGTCCGCATCCATTACTTTGGCGATCGACTTGTAATCGCCATGATTCGCGTAGCTCGCATGCCAGCGCTGCGCGGCCTCAGAAAGCTCCTCTCCCGCCTGCAGCTGCGCATCGAGTCGATTCCAGAGCCGATAGCGCTCGACCTTCCCTTGCGGTATTTCAAAGCGCGGCTCGTCATTGGCGAGCTGTTTGGCATGTTCCCGCGCCTCCTCGACGCGGCGGGCGTTGCTCTCCGGGCGATCGGGCTCGACGCGACGCAGTTCGACGTCGCCACCGGTCAGCGTCTTCGCTTTGCGCACTAGACGGTTGAGCTGACCCTTCTCACGCTTCTCGGCCGCGCGCTCGATCATCGACTGGGGCATCGCCGGGGTGGCGTTTCCGTCGAGGATCGCTTCGCCAATCCACTCCCCATCAAGGCTGTAGATGCCCACGGCGCCGGTATCGCGGTAATCCCAGGCGACGCGGATCTCTTCGCCGTGGAGGTCGCGCAGCGCATCCAGGAAGTAGATGCCACCGTTGATCTTCACTTCGCCGCGGTGCGTCTTGCGGGTCTCTTGCGGGCGCATCAGTGAGGCGACCACATCGGCGGGAGCGGTCAGCGCTTCAAACCCTTCGGCCTCGGCCGACTTCCAGGCTTCCATCGGTGAGCGATGACGCAGATTGCCGGTATCCAGATCGCGGATTTTCGGCAGGCCGCGATGCGGGCGGTGGTTGTACTGATCGATCGCGCTGCAAAGGCTGTCGTAGAACGCTTGGAATGTCGGGATCTGCTTGGGCTTCAAACCGGCGGCAATGTCGCGACGTGATAAACGATGCGCGCGATTGCCCGCCTCTTTATCCATATCCGCGCCGATATAACTCGGCAGGGTTTTAGCGAGTTGAACCAGGATCGAGCGGTGGGCGCGTTCGATAACGCCGCGTGCTTGCGAGTTATAAGGCAGCGAGTGCGTAATCGTGCCGCCCAAACGATCGACCACTTCGTAAACAGTGGTGTTGTCAAAGCCGCTGCCGTTATCGACATAGAACAGGTTGAACATGCCGGCACGGCTGACCGCGTCGCGCAGGGCATCCAGCGTCGCGAGGGTCGACTCGGCAAGGTTCAGCGCGAAGCCGACGATGCGACGGGTGCCCCAGTCGATCACCAGGGTGATCTCTGGCCGGAACGCTTGCCCGGTCAGCGGGTTGATCACTTCGGCGTCGAAGGTGTGACCGTCGGCGACCCAGCAGTCGTTGGGCCACAGAGTGTCTGCCTTGCGGCGCTTGAACGGCTGCAATGTCTTGAGTTCATGGGCACCCATGCGGCCGCGCTCGCGGGCTTCCGGCGAGAGCTTCGCCAGCCACCGGCGCACTTGATGGATACTCGGCTGCCACTCGGTCTGCTCGACGAGCTGCTGATAGGCGGCTTCGACGGTGGGCTTCTGCGGGCGCTGGTAACGCTTTAGGAAGTCGCCGGCCCATGCCGGAACGCTCATATCGGCTTTCTGCCGCTTCGGTGCCAAACCGCGTTCGCCGTGCTTTTTGTAGTCAGCGATCCAGCGCTTCAGCGTTCGCTCGCTGAGCGTCCGCGTGGCGGTCTTGCGGTCGTTGGCCAGCACCACGCGCTCGGCGAGATACGGCGAGAGGTCGTCAGTTTCGGCAAGCGTCAGCAGCGTTTGGATGGCTCGCGCCTGGGTGACGTGCTGCGTCATCCGCTGGATCTCGCGCACGAATGCGACGCGAGCACCCATCACCCGGCGCTGTTTCTCGGTCAGCGCGCGCTGTTCGGGGCGTTCGGCTTCGGCGGGCTCGTCAGACGCGGTGAACGGTTCCGGTTCTGCGTCCGCGGCACTGCGCATCAGCAGGGCGTTCTGGGTCTCGGCGGGCAGAACCGCGAAGGCGTATTCGACCGCTTTGGTACCCAGGCGGCGTTGACCTTCCCATGCATGGCGTTTTGCGTATGCACGCACGTTCTGCGGTGTGCCAGGAACACCAGGTAGGCCGGCCAACTCGTTAGCGGTGAACCAGCCGCGTGTGAGGGGAGAGTTCTGATGGCTCATGTCTCTTCTCCCATCAGGTGCTTCAGCTTGCGCATGTCCGCCTTGAGCTGATCCATCATTTGCTGGCGGCGTCCGTATTCCGCGGCTAGCGCTTCGCGGCCATAGGCAACTCGACCGCCGCGCTGGTGGACAAGCCAATCGGTAAAGGCGTGACTGCTGCACACCTCTTCGATCAGCGGCACGCGATAAAAAGGAATGTTGTGATCGGTACGAGCCGGTGAGCTCCAGGCGTCGAGCATGTTCTTGCTGACGTCATCCCCCGAGAGGCGGCTCATCTGCGAGGCCACTTCATACCGATCAATGGGGCAGTCTTTCAGCACCGCGCCGACCAGCTCGCTGACTTGGGCGCCGTAGTTGCCACTGCCAGGCGAAGGCACCACCGGCGTGGGTACTTCGAAGATGTCTAGCGTCTGAGTATCTCGAACACGCCGCATGTTCACGCCCCCGTAACAACTTGCCGATGCACGGCGTTAGATGGCGCGTTAGAATCCGCGCAACACTTGGCAACACATGACCCACGCGCGGCTTTCCGCGACTCGGCACGATTGGGCCGCTGGCGGTGCGGTGTTCCATCGGTGTTCCACCGCTCCGGCCAGATGACCTCCGGCGGGATGCCTATGGTGCTGGCGAGAGCCCGCTCCATCCGTGGATAGGGCTGCCGCTTGACCGAGGTCAGCGTGCCAAGCTCGACGCCCAGGCGCCGTGAGAGCTCTGCGAAGCTCAATCCACGCGAGCGGATCTGATACTTGATCCACTCCCAGCGGGCCGAGGGGTTGGTGGGGATGTCCAGTTTCACAGCGTCACTCCGTGGCGTTTTTTCTGGCTGTCTAACCCTGCGTTGTGAGTAAACATATCTCGGAATTCCGCACTCATCAAGCGTTATTCCGAGCGTTTCTTTCTGTTTTTAGCGCGAGGTGGTGCGGAATAATAAACCGCTCCTTTGAAATCAATGGCTTACGCGGAAAAGAATGGAAGTGACAAGCCTGCCGATGTACGTTCTTTTCCCGATGAGGGAATCGAACGCTTCCGGGAGCGCCTTCAGGAGGCGATGGGAAGCGAAAAACCGCGCGCCTTCGCTAAGCGCAGCGGCATTTCAGAAGGAGCTGTTCGCAGCTATTTGAGCGGGGACACCTTTCCTGGGCTCGACAGGCTTGCGTTACTAGCCCAGGCGCTGGGCGTCGATGCTCAATGGCTTGCATTCGGTGCGGAAAAAAGAACTCCGCCGCCCGAGCTGGACGAGTACGCGCTGGTACCGCTCTACGATGCCCAGTGCAGCGCTGGCGACGGCGCCTGGAACGAAGGCTGCCAGGTGCTGACACATATTTCTTTCACGCGGTACTCGCTGCGTAATCAGGGCCTGACGCCGGAGCACCTGTCGGCGATTCGTGTGGATGGGGATTCCATGGAACCGCTGCTGCACAGCGGCGACACGGTGCTGATCGACCACACGCGTACAACGATTGAGGGAGAGGGCATCTACGTTCTGCGCCTCGACGGCCACCTCTACGCCAAGCGGCTCCAGCGCCAGTTCGATGGCGTCGCCATCATCAGCGCGAATCCGATCTACGATAAGGTGATCGTGCCGCGTGACCGGCTGCACGAACTGGAGATCATCGGCCGCGCCGTCTGGTCGGCCGGCTGGCTGTGAACCAGTGCCAATCAGAACGCAAAAAGGGCCGATCCATGCCGGACCGGCCCTTTTTTATGTTCGCATCGCTTTGGCACTGCATTAGATATCGCATCACGCTGTAGGCCCCATGGCTGCTCGGGTTATCCCACTTTGGAGCAGCTAGTCCCACTTTCCCCCTCCGGTGCCATATCTCCTGCTAACCCACAATTTGATCGCGTCCGCGAGGTGGTCGGGGGACAGGTGTGCGTAGCGCATCGTCATCGTAATCGTCTGATGTCCCAGTATCTTTTGCAGCGTTAATACGTCGCCGCCATTCATCATGAAATGGCTGGCAAAGGTGTGGCGTAACACGTGCATTCGCTGCCCCTTGGGGAGCTGAATTCCCGCCTCCTTGATCGCATCCGAAAACGGGTTATCGCTCACGCGAGTCAGGCCCCAGTGGCGGTGCTGATCATCCGGGATGGTCATACTGGTGGCGACGTTTTCCGACACTCTGCCGGCTCATTGCGCCATGTTCATTTCTGCACACTGATCGAGAATGTATCCTCAAACCAGACCTCGCGCCTGTCCGTCGGCGGCAGAAGCGTCGCGTCTTCCATTCGTGTAGCGCATCCCCCTGCACGCTAGACCTTTCGTGCCTTCCGGCTGGTCTCGCGCGCGCCATTAGACTAAAGCCTAGCAGCTTATATGACAGAAATATGACAGTTTTCGCGTCCGTTCGCTTTCGAAAGTGAACATCGTGCTCGCCAGCAAGGTCGGCGAGTCGGTTGGTGGGGTATCGGCACTCATTCCGTGTTCACGAGGTAATCATGCTAGGCATCTTCAAGGCGGGCGGCGCGGCGGCGCGGCTGCCCGAGGCGCGTATCGATCCGGTCTATCGGCGGCTGCGCTGGCAGATCTTCGCCGGGATATTCTTTGGCTATGCGGGCTACTACCTGGTGCGCAAGAACTTCACCCTGGCGATCCCGCATCTGGTGGAGCAGGGCTACTCGCGTGGGGATCTCGGCGTGGCGCTGGCCGGGGTCTCGGTGGCCTACGGCATCTCGAAGTTTCTGATGGGCGCGGTCTCCGACCGCTCCAATCCGCGCCTCTTTCTGCCGACCGGGCTTTTGCTCTCAGCGCTGATCATGTTCCTGTTCGGCTTTACCGACTGGGCCACATCCAGTGTGGCGATCATGTTCGTGTTGCTGTTCCTCAATGGCTGGGTGCAGGGCATGGGTTGGCCGCCCTGTGGTCGAACCATGGTGCACTGGTGGTCGCAGAAAGAGCGCGGGCGCATCGTGTCGACCTGGAACATCGCCCATAACGTCGGCGGTGGGTTGATCGGGCCGCTCTTCATTCTGGGCATGGCCTGGTACAACGATTGGCACTCAGCGTTCTACGTGCCCGCTGCGGTGGCGGTGGGGGTGGCGGTGTTCGCTCTCCTGACCATGCGCGATACGCCCCAGACCTGCGGGCTGCCACCGATCGAGGCGTACAAGAACGATTATCCCGAGGGTTACGATGACTCTCATGAAAAGGAGTTCTCCACCCGCGAGATATTGGTCGAGCACGTACTCAAGAACCGTCTGCTGTGGTATATCGCGCTGGCCAACGTTTTCGTCTACCTGCTGCGCTACGGTGTGCTCGACTGGGCGCCCACCTATCTGCAGGAGGTGAAGGGCTTCACCGTCGATAAATCCTCCTGGGCTTACTTCCTCTATGAGTGGGCGGGTATTCCGGGCACGCTACTGTGCGGCTGGCTCTCCGATCGGCTGTTCAAGGGCAATCGGGCGGCAACCGGAATCACCTTCATGGTGCTGGTGACCCTGTTCACCGCGCTCTACTGGCTGACACCACCCGGACACGCCATGCTCGACATGTTCAGCCTGATCGCCATCGGTTTCTTGATCTACGGCCCGGTGATGCTGATCGGTCTCCATGCGCTCGAGCTGGTGCCCAAGAAGGCGGCCGGCACTGCGGCGGGGTTTACTGGCCTGTTCGGCTATCTGGGTGGCTCGGTCGCCGCGAGTGCGCTGGTAGGCTACACCGTGGATGCCTATGGCTGGGATGGGGGATTCGCGCTGCTGATCGGCGCCTGTGTGCTCGCCATCGTGCTGCTGGCGATGACGTCGCGTCACGCTTCGCGCTGATCGCCATCCTGCAGTCAGAGCGCCCCGACGGCCATGCCGTCGGGGCGTTTGCGTCTCTGGCACAGGGCGGAGCGAATGGCCCCGGTCAATGGCCGATAGCCGTTCCCATGAAGAGCGCTGAATTCGGGGCAGTATTGGGAACAGCAGCGCAAAAAAAG